TTCCAGGCCTCGACGGCTTCGGTCTCACTGGTGTCGGACTGGGGCCCTTCGGCACCACACCCGTCGCAATGGGCGTACTGGGCACTGCCTGGAGTGCCCATGGCGGACCCGTGGGGCGCGATGTCGTTGGGGTGCATGACGACGCTGTCGCTCGCACAGAACGGGCACGGCTTGAGCTTCGGCTTGTCCGCAGACCTCGTCCGGGGCTTTTCAAGATGCTGAAACAGGGGCGTGGATTCGATGACCGCCCGCTCGGCCTTCGCCGCAGCATCCTGTGCTTCCTGGGCCTGGACCTTGAGGGCAGCCGCCCAACCGCGTTCCAAGGCCTCGATTTGATCGTCTCGACAAAGCGTCGTCGTCGGCCATGCCGCTTCGTGGAATGCAATCAGCATCCCCATCGACGGTTCGGCACCTGCTTGGATCATAGTCGCCCCTCGAATGCGCAACCCGCCCGGAGATCGAGCGTCATACCAGAATTACTTGGTCGTTCTGTACGAAATTTCGTCGAAATTGTCTACGCGCCGAAGCTGTATTATTCAACCGCATTGGTCGACGTGCCGGGGGTATTGCCCGCCTCGCGCACTTTCGAAGTTAGGGCCTTCAAGACGGCGAGGACGATAGCCAGAGCAGGCGTCTTGGCTAGTCTCAAACCTTCGCCCTCATCCTGCTCGGGCCGGCGTAGAATTGCCTGACCCACTACGGTATCCCCAGACTTGTAGTTGCCGACGTGGAATTCCCAATCGGGGAGCATCCGTTCAACGAGCGCAATGCCGGCGTCAACGGATGCTGTCAGACGCAATTGGGGCCAGTCGTCTCCACGTTCGATTGAGAACCCGGTTCGTTCACCAGCAACCCAGATGAACTGGGTGTCTTCGGCCAGATCCAGTCCCCGGATAATCTCGGCGTCGAGATCACGACTCGGGTCGATTCCAGACTCGATCCGGATAGCAATGTCGATGAGAGCGTTGGTGTTCATGGCGTCCTCGAAGGGAGTAGCGATCCCTACCTCTGCTCGGGGTCATTCGGAAGCGGAGGGATCGTGAACGGCGGCCGTGAAGGGTGCGAGATCGTTGGCGAGGGCAGCACAAGCGAGGGCGATGTACTTCGGAGCCCCGCCGGCTTTGTAGACCGCGATCCGGTTCTTGTCGCAGCCAAGCTCGATCGCGCACTGCCGTCCCGACCACCCACGGGTCGCCTTCATCCGGTCGACCCAGGCGGTGAAATCCTTACCCGACATCACCGGCCTCAACGTGGGAGCGGGATAGGCGGACACTGACGCAGAAGGTCAATCATCGTCCGCCGGATCTGCGGGGTGGAGTTGCGGAGCACCGCCATAGCGAAGATGCTGGCGGCCGTGATTCTCGGGGTATTGGTGTTCTGAAGATGCTTGGGCGTTAAGCGGCTGACGGTTCGAGCCTTCATCACTGCCTGCGGATTATCCGGCCAATTGGAATCGTAGATTTGAATCCCATCTTTGATGATGAAGACGCCCTTGATGTTCTCCGGACGTCCGGCCTGCTCCCGGCGGGCCTTGCAACGGAGTGCGCGGTAGAGGTCGCGGAACTGGTCACGGTTCATAGCTGATGTTACCTTCCTTGGGATCAAACTGGCGAGTGAAACTCACCGGGTTAGTCGTCCACATCCATTTGCTTGGTATCCGGTTCCCTTCGGAATCCAAAAATATGTATTGAACATATCCGGTTTCCTCGCAAAAGCCGATTACCTCAGCGATTCTACTGCTGCGTTTGTTTATGTATAAGTTACCTATGGCGATTTCACTGGAATTCATTGCTGTCTACGTGTGTTCCTAAAACATTTTACGAAAAAGCGCGGATGCTGGTGTAGTCGATACAGAACCATTTGCTGCCGCTCTGGACGAAGGCACCGGTGCGCGTGGCCTTGACCATTTCGATATGCTTCTTCTTCAGCCGGTAGACCCGCAGCGCCGTCGCGATCTCGACCGTGTGATTCTGTTCGAGATGACCCTTGATGAAGGCGATCTTCTTGCGGGCCTGGGCCCAGCGACCGTAACGGTTCGGCTTCATCTCGTCGTTGGTCATCGGGCGATCCTCTCGAAGGCTGGGCGGGCGATCAGGCAGCGAGCGCCTTGAGGATCTTGGCGCGGAGGCCGGTGCGATCGGTGGCGCGAACTTCCTGGCCGTTGATGCGCGCTTCGTGGGCGACGTAGGCGGGGCGGCCCGTGGGGCTCTTGCGAACGCGGGTCAGCATGACGTTGGCGAGGAAGGCGCCGTTGTTGAAAGCCTGGAGGTTGCTGGTGCTGGTCTGGACGAAGGTGATCTTGGTGGCGGTCATCGTCGCGTTCCCCACGGCTGATGACCCTTTATGTCTGCAATTACAGACAGAGTCAACGCGCCTGCCGGAAGATTTCGAGGATTCTTGCAGTCTATCGCTCAGATGAAGCGGCCGACGCCCTCGACGGCATCGCGGCGGCTGGCGAAGCCGTCGTAGACGTTGCCACCGATGCGGATGCACCAACCGGAGAGCAGACGGCTCTCATCAGCCTGGAACACCGTCACCGAACAACCCGTGCGGGTGAAGGTCAAGGAGCCGTAGGAGCCGCGAGCGAACTTGGTCATTGGTGCATTCCTCTTCGCAGATGATCGGGGACGGCGTGGATCAGGAGAGGCGAGCGACGATGTCGTTGTCGGTGGTGCTGGTCGCGAAGATGCGACCGCTCTTGTGCCAACGCTCGGCGACACCATTCGGGTAGGAGCCACGGTTCTCGAAGTCGTGGCGATACTTCTGGGAGATCGAAACCACGGTCACAACCTCGCCGCACCGGGTCTGATACTGGCCGGGCTCGGTGATGATCTCGGGGAGAAGAACGAGCGGGGCGAAGTAGGCGCTGGACATCGGGGCGTCTCCGTTGCTGATGACCCCTTGTGTCTGCAATTGCAGACAGAGTCAACGCCGCCGATGAAGAATTTTACGGGGTGCCGTTCTTTTTCGACGCGAGGTACTGGGCGATCAGGTCGTTGCGATCGGCAACGACAGTTGCCTGAGCGTCGATAGTCGGGGCGTCGGCCCGCTCACCGCGTGCCTGAGCTTTCTCGAACTCGAATTTCTTGTGGTCGAGCATCAGCTTCATCGCCTTCAACTGGGCATCGCGCTTGGCGTTCTTGGCGTCCATTGCGATCTTGAAGAAGTTCGCCGCCTGCTCGAACATGCCGCGCGCTCGTGACGGGTCGATGTTGTAGGCGAGATCGGCGATGTCGCGGGCGTGCTTGATCGTCTCGTCGTGCATGTCATCCATGGCAGCGCCGTGATCGGAGCCGGGCATGAGCTTATTCAGCAGTTCCGTGGAACGATCCTCGGCAAGCGCGGTCTCAGTGCGCGGCGCCGGGGCCGGCACGGTCTTTGGTGCGATGACATCCTCGATGTCGGGGAGCCCCATGGCTCTTGTCAGTCCTTGTGTCATTACTTTCTCTCGTAAGCGAAGATGATGTCCTCGCTCATCACGTTGAATTCCCAGTTTCTCTTCGCGCAAAAGCGCTGTGCTGCTTCCCACTTTGCCGCGTTGACGATCTGCGATGCTTTGTCTTTCGCAGAGACCTTGAGCGGCTTGCCTGTCTTCTTCGAGACGCGGACGTTTCCGGGGATCTCTCGCCAGGGCTTGACCTCGATCATCATCACCGTCTCAACACCGTTGACGATGTACTTCACGAGGAAGTCGGGGATGTAGACCGTATGCTTTCCCGTCAGGGGGTTCTGGTAGGGGATCGAGACCGTCTCCGACTGCCACATCACCACGTGAGGATGCGCATCGAAGCACTGCATCACCTTGATCTCCCATCCGGATCGATAGATGATCGGATGGCTGCCGTTGTACTTTTCCGGGTTCTTGGGTCGGAACACACCTTTGAGAAACTTGTAAGCCAAAATCGTTTTTAGTTCGAAGAACTATCCTTGTTGACGCAGATCTGCGCGGTCGGAGACCCTTGAGCGTTCATGATTCCCATGGCCTGCGGGGAAAGGCTCAGACCCTTCTGGGCCGTACCGTTTCCTGCGATCTCGTCGTAGGCACCGGAGGCGACAGCGCCGGCTGCGAGCGCGCTCTTGATGATCGCGTCGATGGCGTAGGCAGCTTCCTGATCCGAGGTGCCGCGCGAGACTTTCATCACCGCCGCTCGGGCGACGTCGTAGGTCGCCGCGTCGATTCCACCGTAGGCCGAGACCGACAGCGGGGACGCCTGGAGGCCCGGTGTCTGGGCCTGCGCCCGAATATTCAGCGCGGCCGCCAGGGCGGGGTTTGCAAGGCTCTGGAGGGAAAGGTCGGTCGCCAGTGAGCGCAGCGGCTGGAGGGCCGCTGTCGGCACGTTGACGGCGCCGAAATCGTAATTCCCGTAGGAGGCCAGGGCGCCACCCGCCTGGGAGGTGTCGTAGGTCCGGAACACCGAAGGCGCCTGAACCAGGGACGATTGCAAGGTCGCCGTCGCAACCCGCGTGGCATCGGTGAAGACGCTGGCGGCAAGGCTGGTGTTCACCGTGGGAACGTCGAAGACATCTCCCGACAGGCGAAGATCCTTGAACGCCTCCGTGAGGACCGAGCTAGCGCTCATGGCCTGGGGCGCACCCTTGTTCGCCATGATGATCGCCTCATAGGCGAAGGTCATGTTGACCAGGGCGGCCTGCGAATCCTCATAGGACAGATCATCCGGATCGAACGACGTGATCCGAGGATTGATCAGATCCCACTGAATGTACTGGCCCTTCCAGACCTGAAAGATCTGGATGCGATCAAAGAAGAACTGGCTGTTGTTGTCGGTGGTCGACGTCGTCGTCGACATCGTGGTCGCGCCACTGGGGACGAAACCGAAGCCTTTGCCGTCGCCGTCCTTAAAGTCCGGGGTGGTGACATCATACGAGAAATCACTCGTGGTGATGCTGTGCCCGAAGTCGCCGAAGTAATACTGTGAGTACTCCGACCACATCTGCTGGCAAAGACTGTCGGCGGTATCGTATACGGAGATGCGAACCGGAGACGCCTTGTAGCCTGTGTAGACCTGACGTTTCTTGTTGTACTGGTTAAGCTCTTCTGTGGTCGGGCTGATCGCCGGGCGTTCGACGGTCTTGACCAGAAATCCGAGATCCTTGTTCCAGTCCGACTGGCTTGCGGCCGACGAGCCGCGCACGAAGCGGACATAGAACAGGTTCTTCAGCCTGGGAGCGGCTTTACCGTCCAGGCTGAATGTCACCGAGGCCTGCCTCGGTGATCTCAGGATATCCGTGGCAGCCGCCTCAGCCATTAAACGAGGGTGCCAGTGAGCAGATCCGGTGTGACCGGCATCAGACCACCGCTCTGGGTGGCGTTGTCGTATCGAACCGTCATCTGGATCGTCATCGGCTCGGACGAGCTATAGTCGAACGAATCGTAGTTGACGGATTCGAGGAAGCATCCCTCAAGGAACCACTGCTCAAGAACGCCGGTGTCACCACCGTCAAGCGTCTCGATGTACATCTGGAACTTGTAGTTCGATCCCGCGAGCGCTGTCGTCTGCTCGTAAGCATTCATCTGCTTCTGAAGCTGGTGGCCGACGAGACGGTTGACGGCGTTGGTGACGTCGTCGCGGACCGTGACTTCGATCGAGTTCCACTCAGCCTTTGAGGCGTAGTAGGCGATGCTGTTGTAGGAGTGGACCGCGACCGGGCTCATCTGGCGTGTCGGACGCGATGTCGACATCACCTGCTGTGTAAGCTCGATGCCGCCGGCAATCGGTCCGAAGTTGAAGACGCGCGTGCGGAACTTCTGCTTGGACTTCGGCATGAGAATGCCGCCACGGCCAAGACCGCCACCCAGCGGGACGCCAAAATTCTGTAGTGTTGTCAATGTAATTCCCTCCCAGGGATGACTGTTTTATTTATTTATCGGGAGGGATAATGGTCGCAGTTAATTCCAGGCCAAGAAAAAGGCGAGGGAATTGCTTCCCTCGCCTCAGTATTGTCGGTGCTGACCTTTTAG